ATTGGCCCAGTGGCAGTAACATGGGAAGGTCGCAAGCGGTTGGGTTATCCATCGGATACTCAGCAACGGTGCCTCGACATGGTGTCGGACGACGTAAAACGTAGAGCCTCTATGATTGTAGATGCGATACAGAACTTGAAGACTGGTGTCACTGGTATGGGCGAGGTCAACAAGAGTGAGGCATACGAAGGCTGTCTTGAGTTACACAAACTAGCGGAGAAAATATCTAATGACTACACAACAGAACGAAACGAACAAGAGCGAGACGGCAATGGCGACAATGGCACTGCCCCAAATAATGAGCGTACTTCTGGAGGAGGACGGAGCGCCAAAGATAGCGAGCAGTCTGGCCCTACTAACGGAACGGGAAATCAAGGAGATGATGGAAGTCCTACAGTTCCAAATCCAACAAGCTCTACTGGACATGGCTCTCAAGCTGATGACAAAGGACAAGCAGATAAAGACACTCAAAGCGGAGATAAGCCAAAACAAATAGATGGGACTGACCCAAACCACGCCGACGTATGGACTGAGAACAATGCCCCCGACCCAGTATCCCCTGAGTTGGGTCAAGCACTCGATGTCATAGTCAATCAGGTAAATCAGAAAACCAAAAACGGCTATCGTGTACTGAATAGAAACCAAGACATGTGGCGTGTACCGAAGGGTGTGAAGGTTGGCACTTCATTGATTACCAAAGTGTCTCGTATCTTGGATGATAAGCATGGCGATAGGTACTACAGTAATCGTCTATCCAACATGTCCAACAAGCTAGGTACAATGCGACGTAAGTTGGAGCGTGCCTTGATGTCGTCGGCTCGTGTCAGGCATGAGAGCGGTAAGCGTACTGGCAAGTTGGATACTCGTCGGCTAGTCAACATCATGCAGTTCGATCCCAATGTATTCCGTAGCAAGATAGAGACCAATGCTATTGATACTGCGGTGTCTATCTGCGTTGACTTGTCGGGTTCAATGAACGGTCAAGAGATTGAGTTGGCTACCGATTGTTGCGTTGCTATTGGCGAGGCATTGACTGGCACCAACGTATCGCTTGAGATTACTGGTCACAAGACCACCGTAAGGATGAGCGGTGATCGTCAGCGAGGCGGGGTAAAGTACAACCGTACTGATGGTATCAGCATGTTCATGTTCAAGCCATTCGGAAAGACGATGAAGCAATCTCGTACCGCCCTTGGTAACATGCCTAACTGTACTGGTGGTGCCAATGCTGATGGTGACAGTTGGTTGTATGCAGTGGAGCGACTAGCACAACGTCCTGAGAAGCGACGTATCTTCATTGCCATGTCCGATGGTAGGCCTGCCTACACAAGTGACCTACCAAAGACCCACTACTCACACACATCAAACTGTGTTGCTTTCATTCAGCAGATGGGAATTGATGTTGTCGGTATTGGTATCCTCGATGACTGTGTGAGGCAGTTCTTCCCTCGCTACGTCGTGGTGCAAAACCTCGACGACCTAACCAAACAAGTGATGGATCAGCTTGGCAAGCTACTACTTGGTGAACGGTTCGCTGTTGATAACAGTGACCTCATCAAAGGAGTTGCTCGCAATGTCAAGTAACATCACTGGCCTACGTATCCCCGCTGAGTGGTTCGGTCTTATCCCAGGCAGACCACTTAGCTTCTGGAAGCGTGTTCGTCGTCGCGTCAAGCAAGCGAATGTACGACTGCGTGACTACAACAAAGTTAGGGCAATCGCTCTAGCTGAACCCTATCCAATCAATAAGGAACAAACACATGACGAAATCTTTAGATAACATTACCAAGACTATCACTGACAACACACTTGCTGAGTACGGTGTCGTTGAGAAACCTAAGCCAACCCCAGTGTTCAAGACTGTGACTACTAAGCGACAGTCTGATAGCACACCTGACCTCTTCCGCGTGGCTTCACCTCGCAAGGTAGTCAAGCCATTGCAAGAAGAGACCGCACTCGAAGTCATGCAACAGAAGTTGTACGTCAGACAGTGTGAGTTGGAGCGCATGATTGACAAGCCCGACGACTGGACTATGGCAAAGGGTCAAGCCGATGCAGAGATTGGTCGGCATGATTGGGAAGACTTCACACTCACCATTGCCAAGTACATTGGTGTTGCGATGGATGCTCGTGGTCTCAAGTGGAAGTCGGGCCATGACTGGTCGCTGGAACGTGGTGCATTGGTCGAGCATATCAACAAGTTCGTGAAGGACAATGCCGTGTTCCGTGATGCGAGTGGTCGCAACTACTTAATCAAAGTGAAGGGAGAGTAGGCATGAAGAAGTTTGCAGTTGAAGTTGAGGTTGTAGTTAGGCGTTCGGTAATTGCCGATGCCGACTATGAGTTCACGGCTAAAGAGTTAGCCAAGAAAGAAGTCGTCAACCTCGTTGGCGGTTATGAACCACAAGTATTATTTGTAAGGGAGATTAAAGACGATGACTAGTTTTGATTTTAGAGAAGTTGTCGTTTGTGTCTACGTCAGTGCAGATAACGAAGACGAAGCATCAAATATAGCTGAAGAAGAGTTGACCTACTTGTGTAGCTTAGACAATGCGCTCGTAGGTTTCACACTAGAAGGAGATAAAGACAATGGATAAGCTAACCATGATTGAAAAAGTAATGGCAACTATGGATGCCAAGGAGACACGCACACTCATCATGTTGTGCAACGATAGGCTCGCCGCGCTTGGAGAGCCTATACACGTCGGGGTTCCTGCCCCGACCCCATCTCATACGACCAAGAATAGGGGAGGCTTTCGTCGTCGGCCTTATCACCTGAAGGAGATGCCCGACACTAATCGTTCGGGCCTCAAGACGTTCAAGGATTTGGATACTGATTGGGTCAACGACTTACAGGCCTACGGTAAGCCTGTATTGTGTGCCGTTCGTGGTCAACCATACCACGTTATCCAGTACAAGAAGGGTGCCAACCTTATGATTGGTACTGTCAGCATTGCGGATGCTGAACAACTAAGCTGGGGTCAAACAGTTTATGATGCAATCAACGACACATTCAGTCCAAAGATATAGAAGGGAAAATGAAATGGATAATATAAAAGCACTACATAAAGAGAGAGACAATCTCATGTCTGCAATAGATCAGAAAGATGCCTTCATTAACAAGATTAAATCATGGTTGATAGATGAGGTTAATCATCCGCAATGTGATGGAGCTGATGATATCTGTGAGGGCAGACACGAATGTGCTGAGGGTTTACTCAATCAAATAGAAAAATGGGAGAATGAAGATGAGTAAAAATACTTGGGGTTACATTTATGGAGATGAATGTGACGATCTGTGGGAGCATTTTGGTATGCCCGAAAGAAACAAAAATGATCGCATGAAAGTTGAACTGATAAACTTTGAAACGGAAGAGGAGTATGGAGATGGCTTACGTAATTGTAATTGATACCTTGTGCAATGGACATCAAGCATGGGGGCAAGAGAGTGGCTTGCTAGAAATCTATAACACCGAAGCAGAAGCGCAAGCAGAGATCGACGAGACCTTTGCAGACTTGCGACGTAATCAAATTGAAAGCGGTATAACACCAGACGAAGAAACAGATGAGTTTGTGCTACCGTTGCATGAATATGTTCGTGGTAAAAAGACGATCATATAAAAATGGGGCAGACGAACCACCATCTGCCCCACAACTACACACCAAACCAAGAAGGTTCAGCACTACATCTATACACTTTGTTTTGCTGAACCACAATATAGCTAGACAAACGTCTATCGACGTGAGATAACGTGTCTTAATAATGTAACACAATGTAACAACGAAAGAACGGCGAGCGATTAGGAGAATGTTCGTCAAGACCTCTTACCGTTTTCAGGAGGCAAACTTAAATGGAGACTATAATGAATACAAAAACAACAACAAAAAAGGCAACCACAATTTATGAATTAGAAAATAGATTAACTCATTTAGAAGACACTATACGACTACTACAAAGCTCGTTCGAGTTAATGAGTGCCTCAATCGTGGGGTTATCGGAAAGACCACACGAAGAGAGGGATACTATCCCGAAGAATACATGCAATGCGGATTTTCTTATACGTTTTACAGAGAAACAACATGCAACTATGCAGTTACTATCGCTAGGCAAAACGAACAGAGAGATCGCAAGGTTACTTGGTGTGCAAGAAAGCACCGCCAAGGTACATGTTAGAAGCATAATGAAAAAGACCAACACGTCTGAACGACGTGAGATTGTAGCCCACTACAGAACCACACTACAACATTGCACGGCAGAAGAGTACGAAACCTATGCTGGGCTACCTAAAGATTGGGCTATACATCCTGAGCAATACACAACTACCACCAACAAACTGAAGGAAAGTAATCATGTTAAAATTGGAGAAACGTCGTGACGTATATCACATAGTCGGAACCTTTGCTGGCAAGCGAGTGAGAGAAACCACTCGCATACCAGTGGCACATCCCGACGGAAAGAAACTGGCGGAGCAAAAACGTATCGAACGTGAGCAACAGATACTCACACGTAACTTTAATGGCCCGACCAACAAGACTATCGACAACGCTATCGAAGACTATCGCGGCTTCAAGAAGATGGAAGGCCGACTATCCCCTGACATGGATAGAAAGATAGATATCATCAGCGACTACTGGAAAGGCACGAGGCTCGACGACGTAACAACTCAGTCGGTTCAGACTTATGTTGTGAACACGATGGGTCATCTGAAACCAAACAGCATCCGAAGATACCTCAACCAACTACGTGCCATACTGAACTATGCGTCAGAACTTTATGGTTGGAAGTGTCCTAAGTTTATGATGCCCTACGTTGACGACGCGAGAGATGTTCATCTCGATGCTGACCAGGTGAACGACGTACTGATGTACTTCCTACGTAAAGAACCAAACTATTACCCACAGATTTTACTGTTGGTTGATACTGGTGCAAGGCTTAGTGAGATGCTTCGCCTCGAACCAACGTCGTTCCGTGCTGAGGTTGTGAAGATACGTCGAACCACGTCTAACAAGCAGAAGACTATCACTCGTGATATTCCCATGACACCCGACGTGACTAAGCTAGTCGAACATGCTTGGCCTAAACGTGGATTGAATAGATGGAACGATAGCAAGAGTGCTTCGGCTACCTTGAACAAGGCAGTCAAGAGAGCATGTATGCACCTCAATATTCCACCGATTAGGATACATGATTTGCGCCACACGTTTGCATATCTCGCCGCAAAAAATGGTGCTGACTTGGGTGACTTGCAGTATCTTTTAGGACACGCTGACATATCTATGACAATGAGGTACAGAGGCTTTATCCAAAGCAGAGCAAGGTCTGTAGTGGTTAGTAGTCGGACACCTCTTTGATATATCTGACACATAATTGACACACGAGGTTTCAAAAATTGGTAGAAATTTTAGGCACAGCAAGGGTTACAGCGGACATTTACCGTGTCCGTCCCGGGGAGCCAAAGCACGTCTTCACACGTCTTCCGAAAATAAAACCTAGTAAAATCAATGGTCTGTTAGACACGTCGTTGTGTCCCTACTTGACATCTCTGACACATAATTGTCACACTATTGATAAGATTTAATGCTTGTTTTATATCTATTAGCTTGTTAAGTATATATCCAACTACACACCAAACCACATATCTAAACGAAAGGTTCGCAACATGTCAGCGACACAACATAAGGCCCACAAGAAGCACAACTTCTTGGATGGTGAAGCACTGATACTTCTTCAAGAGAAATTAAACGAGGGTATGAGTTATCATGCCGTCGCTAAGTTACTTAAATGTGATCCGACTACCGTCAGAAACTTTGATCCGAAGCGCAAAGAATATCGTGACGATTTATTTCGTATTAGAACTCAATCTAAAAATAAATTTCGACACAAAGGCCAACGCAAATCGGCAACACTGCGGAAGCAGATCGACAACACTGCGGTTCGATACCAACCTATGAAGGGTATATCCTTCGAGGCATCTGAATACATTCATGCTTGCGCGTTAGTCTTCAAGAAATCTCATGCTCAAATTCTGGATGAGATGGTTAAGGCTTGTAAAAAATTAAAGGCGGTAACTCTGCATGACAAATAATAAAAGGGGAAGGCCTCGGCCTGACCCCTCAACCCTACGCATAAATCCTTTACTCAAGGAGACCTTTGGACTGATTGATAGTGGTGGGTTTAATGTAACTGACATTGAACTCGCCGCTGGTCTGGGGTATCGAACCATGAGTAGATGGATGAAACAGAATGGCGCACGACTTGATAGTGTCGAAGCTGTACTGAATGTCATGGGTTACTCGTTGGAGATTAAACACCATGAATATATTTCACCTGAGCATGTGTCCAAGAAAGTCGGCAAGCTATCTGTGCGATAAGCACGTTAGTAAAATGTTTCTTGAAACTGGACAAATGTTATCAACCGTCCATCGACAACACGGCGAAAACCACGATGGGCTTTATAAGATTGCTCACCCCCACCACCCTATGACTAAGTGGTGTGGTCTGACATCAGGTAATTATCGTTGGGCTTATGCACACATGTGTGAGTTAATGAGCCAACACTGGTTGAGATATAACACTACGCACAAGACTATGTATCGTATGTGTCATCTAACTGAGCCACCACCCAATATTAGAGAGGGGGGTTTCACTATCCCACCTCTCTGTATGCCTGACCAATACAAGTCGAAGAGCCACGTTGCTTCTTATCGAATGTATTACTGTAAAGAAAAATCCCACTTCGCTAAGTGGGTTAAAGGACAACCAGTACCATTCTGGTACGATGCCATTTCATAATGGGGTGTGTTCCTTCACGCTTGCTTTGCCGACTGGCGTATCGCCCGACTACTGCTACGCAGACACCCCGCACCGAGAGGTGAGAACATAACTGCTAAGTGTCGGATCGGCTACTCTTCCTCTTCATCAACAACCTCAATCGTTAGGGCTGACATAGCCCCTTCGGTTAAGGCCGACGAGAACATCATCGCGGACATGTAGCTCATGTATATTCTATTCTCAGGACTGAAGTGTACCAGTATTCCGTTCGGCATCATCTCAATAATCGGAGCTACTAATTCTGCTGGCGACCCATCGTCCTTAACCACGCCCATCATAGGGCGTTGCGCTAACTCTAGGTCGGTGTCAACGTCGGCTGTCCCGTCCGCTAACTCTTCCGCATAATCCCACGAAGACATCTAAAGGTAATCTCCCTCTCATAAAATTTATTGAGGCCACTACTAACTGTATGTTGTCCTTTGTATATCCCTCATCTTCACGGATGCGGTCAATAGATAAGTTGTTACTCTCCCATTTGTTCTTGTGGATAGCACCATACTCTAATGTCATATCAGTTAAGGCACACAAACCAAACTGTCTCTTATATATGTCGAGGACATCATCAAGAGACAGTTCAAAATACACGCCTTGTTTACGACGCGCATGTTTAAGTTGTGATATTTTTCTTTTAAGGTAGCCAGATAAAGAACTGTTGCGCTTGCGTCGGTCAGCCATTCTACACGGCTTGCAACACGCTTCCCTTCTGACATTACCTTCCGCTCTGCGCTTATCAGTATAGTACCAGTATTGATCTGCGTTTTTTATTTGGTCGCAGGAACGGCAACGATGCCGTTCCATGCTAGTTAGGCTTTAAGTGAACGTCTACGTGCTGTCTTACCAGCATACGCTCTAACACCAGCGGCCTTTCGGTTAGCACCAGACTTGGCACCAGACTTAACTGCCGACTTACCAAGTTTCTTGGCAGTCGCCATCTTCCCGTAAGAGTTACGTGTAGGCATTTGATTTCTCCTGATCAGAAGTGGATTGATTGAGGTGTCCAGATATTTACTGGCTCACCATAGGGGTTTGGGTTTTCGTATTCGGTTACAGTCATGCGTCTCTGGTAATAGACTTGATCACCAGCACCGTAGAGGCCTGTCGTATGAGTTGAGTTGGAGGAGTTAAGCACACACGCTACTCGTTGCGTGATGCCCGACCCCCATGAATTTAACTGTTGCTTGGGTCTAATCATATCTGGCCCAGAGTTGTACCCACGCCAAAGGAACCCACCTACGTCGAAGTCTGAGCCAACACGCCACATCATATCAAGCATGTCGTAAGTGTTTGCCGCTCTGTAAATACAGAACTGTGCCTCAAGGACAATCAAACTGTCGTTGAGAACAGGCGTGTAATACAAGTAAAGCCCAGGAACTATATCGCCCCGACCAGAACCAGCCGCAACGCCAACGCCACCCCAGTGGGTGATTGTGTAGTTTGCCGTCCGTGACGAACCGTCTTCTGTGGTGTTAGTAGCACCGTCGTAGATTGTTGTTACAGACTTGACCATCTTACTTCCAGCACGAGGATCGTAGTCAGGACGAATAGAACCGACTTGCTGTGGGTTTCTTTCCTGCTTGCCCCAAGGCCCGCTTAGTCGGTAGCCACCAAAGTCTGCGTTGTTGTCTTGTGAGCCGTGGTCTGTTCTTTTTTCTGTAATGCCCCACATGTTTCCTGCTGGGTCATAATCAGTAACGAGGTTGCCTGAACGCACAGCTTCGTCGTACTCAGCATAGTCTGCCTTGTACTCACTGTTCGGTAATTGTTTCAAAGGCTCATTAGTTTTACGCATCTTTATCTCCAAGAGTTGTTACAGTATGGACAAAGAAGATTGCGTAGTCGTCCGCAACATGTCCTTCGTATGTGTCGAATAAGTCTGACTTCTCACCATCTGGGTGATGCCCTTCTATCCAGACCCCATCGTTTGAAGTGTTGAGTTTCTCGATGAAGCTGTAGAAATCATCCACTGACATATTGTCAAACTCAGTCCAAGCGATAACTGTTACGTCGTCTCTTTCCCTGTCATTGATTATTTCAACGACATCATCAAACTCTTCAATTACGTGTACGTCAACTGACCTCTGCAAAACTTGGGCAGACCAACGCGACACTTCATCCCGAACCATATCTTCAATAGCTTCCCCCAGGATACCAGCCATTTAACATCCCCACCTACGTCGGGCCGCGCAGATACGTTTCTTGGGTGTCTTCGAGCAACTAATATTGTGCATCTTCATTTGACCAGCAGACCTTTTACAGTAAGAGTTCTTACGTTTACCGCCACCTGGCTGTGGTGCCTTGAGTTTAGAGCCACACTTACTGTTGTACTTCGCTCTTCCCTTGGCTGTAAGGCCAGCCCCTTTAGAGGCTGGCTTTTTCTCACCACGACCTACAGATAATTTGACGTTACATCTCTTCTTCGCCATTGTTTACCACCAACTTCAAATTCGTTTTGCTCTTTGATAGTGGCACAACATTGTCTTCGGGTTCGTCCTCGTCGGGCGTGAATATGATTTGCATACCAGCCTCTTCACCATTGGGTTCCATAGTAGTGATACCCATCTCCCACAAGAAAGCCTTATACATTGGTAGCCAATCACCCAGTCTCATCACGACTAAGCTCTCTGCTGTGTCCATGTTATTCTTTCTGTTAATTACTACAGGGATGTCACGACTACGAGACTTCTCGATACCACGTTCAGCCTGTTCCATTGCTGGGTAAGGACTGAAGCGTTCAGTTCTCTTGGCTTCTACCCACATAAAGGGTACGCCGTTTAAGTCGGCTTCCCCGCCACCAAAGTTATTACGCCCGCCGCCTGATAGTGGCGCACGATGTATGTACCCCGCATCATCGAACAGCCAATGGTCTAACCACTTAGCTAATTCTCTTTCGTATCCATCGCCCTTACGCTTTTGCTTGCTCATTTCTTAGCCTTTCCTGTTCCACGGTTCTCTTTGCCGTGTGGTGATAGGCCGTGAAACTTGTACGACCCTAGTCTTTCAGTCATAGGAGTAGCATCGCTTACATCTGAGAAGATGAAGTCGTCAGCTATGCCCTGACTTTCATTAAGTTGTTTGCATTTGTCGCAAATGTACTGCCACTTAGGCATCGTATTTTTCTTACGACACTTCAAGCAGTCACGATCCCAAGTCTTCATCTGGGATTTATGGGATGGTGCCACTGCGTATTTAGCCCCATCAAATTCGGCAAGCCCCTCGCGGACGAGTATGCGTTTTAGTGTATCGGTGCAGACCTCCATGTAAGAGGCCATTTCTTTATAAGTAAATCCATCATCCAACATATTAGAGAGAGCTTCCCGATCATCATCAGTGATCGGTTTTCTATTCATTGTTTCTCCATGTTGAAAGAGCAACCCCACCAAGGGGTTGCGATATTGCTACATTTTCTCTCTTGACCCTTTCCCTATATCTTTGTGTATAATGTTCTTACAGAACAGAACAGTACAAACGCCAAGGCCTAAACGGCCTTGTCGCTTTCCGTAACAGTATAGTTCGTACTATACAGTAGTGTTTACCAACCATGCTTCGACCTCGTACTTCGGGATACTCAGCTTCCGACTTACATCTTCAACTGACATTCCTTTATGAATATGTAACCAGACAGCTTGCTGTTTAGGTGATGGTGTATGTACTAGATACTCGGTGCCATCAACCAATCTCTCTGCCCAACCTATATAATAAGTTCTATGCAGTTCAGTTTGTGTTCTTACTTTACCGAATGATATTTGCTGAACCATCTTCAAGCGACTGTCTGCTTCCAACTGTCTCTCTAAAAATGTAGTAGCTGAATAGATTGTTCCATCAAATGCTGTGACTGATAGGTCAGCATCATGCAATCCAGCCTTAGTCTTCGCTACTTGTTTGTCACGAAAGACCTGAGTTACCATGACTTGTGTGTCGATGTCGGTAAGTTGCGCTGTTGACCCAGCTTCCCTACCTAGTCCACCCTCACCTGGTTTGTTTCTATGGTGTACTAATACCACACTTGCTTTGAATTTAGTTCTGATTGACTTAGCTACGTGGTTTACCTTGAACCATTCTGCCGCGTTTGCTTCTTCCAAACCACCGAAGGCGTTACGTACTGTGTCAATGACTACGATGTCTGGCTTCACTACTTCCAACCAGTCACCTAGTAACTGGAACCCTGCCTCAGTTCCTAAGTTCATTTCTCCACCATCGTCGGCTGATATAAGAGATGGCGACCACATGTTAAAGTTGTCACCGCAGTCACCAAACATATTGATGAAGTTGCGAAATCTATATAGGACTGTGCGACTAGGGTTATCGTAATCTAAGTACAACACTTTGGCTGGCTTCTGACCGAATGGGCCGAAGGCTTCGTTGCCTGACGCAAGGCTGACTAGCATACCTTGTAGGAAGAATGACTTGCCGTGACCGTTGTACCCCACAACCTGAGTGATTGTCTCAGAAGGTATAACAGGGTCAGCCCAATAGCTTGTCTCACCTAGCGTATCAATCAAGCGGTCAACATCTGTACCACGAATAGGTACAAGTCTTCCTAGCTTTGGTGCTTCCTTTACCTTAACAATACGAAGACCTTCTTTGTCGTAGTCTTCTGGATACTGTCTTCTATCCATTTCAACGACACTACGTATCTTGGTTTGTATCCAAGCCTCTGTCTGTCCTTGGTCATACCCAGTGCTGTCAAAAAATTCGTCGTGAAATTTAGCTACTGATAAGTGCAAGTCATCTGTTGATAAACCTTGCCTAACCTTCTGCCCTATGTAACGAACCATCCATATGTCTGTGCCGTCACCTTCTTGTAGCTTGTGACCTAAGTGAGCCACTCTTCTTTTGACCTGATCATATACTGGGAGTGTGTCCTCGACCTTCGCCATCTTTACATTAGATAGATTTAGATTGCCGAACTTGAACTCACCGACTTGAGGTGCAACAACCTGATCGGGTGCGCCCTTCCACACATGGTCTTCTAAGTCATCAAGGTTCAACCCATAACCAAGTTCCATGTAGTAGTTATGAACTACTTTGTTGTCTTTAAGTTTGATTGATGGGGGCATCACGACGTAGCCACCATCTCCACGAAGGTCTAAGCCTTCAAGGTCAGGCCAGTTTCTCGTTACGCCGCCGACGTTGTTGCCAAATCTTTGACCGTGTTGAGGGTGCGAGAAATAGTAATGCCGACCTCGTGCTGTATGCACAATGAAAGGAGAAGTTATATTGTTCTTCTCTGCATACTCTACTGACTGCTCGTTATCGCAGTCCAAAACAATAACGCCACTGATAGAACCAGTGACGAGTGCCATATTAAATACTGGTACTACATTACCATTGTCAGTTGTAACACCATTCTCGAACCACTCTTCAACTTCTTCCATTGTGGTGGCTTCGGTTTGATATTTCTTCCATCCGATTAAAGGCTTCTTGCTCTGCAAAGAGAGGGGGATTATACACCACCCTCTCTCGACAGCCTCAATCGAAGCATTATATAAAGCGTTACGCCACTTCGTTGTTTCTTCGTTCATTAGTTTCATCCTGTAAATATTTGTGTAAGTTTAAGTCTGGGTTTGCATAGGCTAGTCTAGCTAGTATGTCGGTGGTTATTGTGTTGGTCTTCACCCACCTATATGGCTGTGTTCGGCTCTTGCCTGTGGCCTTCGCCACCTCATTCGCTCCCCCACAGTCGTCAACTAGCTGACGTACATCGAAGGTATACATAGTTAATTCTCCTTTACCCATCTTTATAAGTCTAAGATACGTCTATTGACCAGCGTTGTCTTAATTTTGTTACATTTTCTCACATGTAAGACAGTTGTGTTTCGATGTGTATTTGGTATGTTAAGTCACCGAAACAAAAACAGATAGAGGAGTAGCCCTATGGATACATGGGAAGAATACGAGAGCCAAGGTGAGGTCGAAGGACTAGCCAAGATGGCAGAAGAATACGGAAGGTTAGTAAACCAGATAGATAAACTGGTAGAGAAAGCCGAAACTCTTAAAACAAAAATTGAAGTTGAGTTCCCTGCCGATGCGGGTGAGTTTAATAAGCAAGCGGGAAGCTACATGGTAACGCTCAATAGACAAGAGCGGTGGTCATGGGATAAAGAAATTCTCGAAACAATTTTCTCATCATCAACTACGCTACCTGAGTTTGTGCGACGCACGTACTCAGTTGACAAGAGGAAGTTTAAGTCGCTCGACGAAGGACAGCAGAGAGAACTACTCCCTGCCCTGACGAGAAAAGGTGGCACTGTAAAAATATCAGTAAAGACAGGGGGTCTAGGATAAATGTTTGAACCAATGAATACTTCGGATCACACAACAGCCTATAGGAAAACACTTCTATATGGGCATCACGGATGGGGTAAGACTACTCAGTTTACCCACTACCAAAAACATTTTGGCAAAGGGTTCATCTTATCTGGCGAGAGTGGGTTAAGTTCTATCCGCGACGCTGGTATTGACTACTTACCTTTTACCTCATGGAGCAACTCATCCAATCCAGAAGAAGGTAGCTACAGCTTTGTTGATATCTTCAAGTGGATGATGACTGATGACTTCAAATCTAAAGGTTACAAATGGATTGGAGTAGATAGCCTCACCGAACTCAGCGACATGAGCATGAAGCACTGCGGAGAGAAAGCAGATGCGGAAGCTAAGAAGGCTGGCAAAGCGGTGAACGGTTTTCAGATATTCTCTGACCATGCAAAAAATCTTATAGGTGCATGTAAGGCTATGCGAGATATGCCGTGCCACTTTCTTGTTACCGCCCTCGCTAAAGAGGGGCAAGACGATAAGGGCAATGTTGAGTATTGGCCTATGGTATCTGGTAAGCAGTCTCAACAACAGCTACCAGGAATTTTCGACAATGTATTCTGTGGTGTACGCCATACCGCCGACGCTAATAACCAATCAGGTGATGGCAAGGTAATAAGGTATGTAGTTACTGAAGAGTACATGGGTTGGAAGGGCAAGGTTCGTGATGAACGTCGCCGTCTAAGACCTGTTGAACAGACAGGAAGTCTCGTTGCCCTATTCAAAAAGATGGATATGGAAGACGAGGAATTTAACAAAGCAAAAGGGAGTGAATAATGAGCTTCACATTTAATAGCATGAACCTCAAAAATGTTGAGGTATCAGAAAACTCAATACTGCCAGAAGGCAACCACATCGTAGAAGTAACTGAAGCTAAGTCTGTAACCAAACCAACTGGTGCGGTTCAGATCGAAGTTCTTATGCGCGAGGTTGTTGATGGTAAGAAGACTATCAAAGACTGGATCGTAGTACACAATCCTAACTACCCGAAGAACGCAGAGATTGGTCTGTCTAATCTAAAGGCAATGCTTATTCACGGTGGTCACAACAATCCAGACAACCCGTTCCCCGACGACGATGTGTCTGTGATGAAGGGCTTAGTCTTTGGTGTGTACGTCGGTACATCCGAGTACAACGGCAAGACAAGCATGAAGATTAAGAAGTACAAGTCAGCAAAAGATGTTGATGGAGACTTTAATCTTCAAGCTATGCGTGACCCTATGGGTGCATCAGTAGCTTCTGCTACAGCGCAGACGAAAGACAACCTCGACGACGACATTCCGTTTTAGTCTAGGTAGTTTAACGGGGGGCTTCGGCCCCCCTCTTCACATCAGGTTAGTCTTTCTTGCATTGGAAAAAAGTTAATGGATATCACGAAGTTGATAACAGAGTTCTGGGAAAAAGATGAAAAGGAAAAGGCCAGAGCATACATTGGTGCTAGTAGTGTAGGCCACGACTGTACCGCCATGCTCTCATTTTCTCATCGAGGATACCCAAACAACCCGCCCGACCAAAGGCTGAAGCGTATCTTCAGAGATGGTCATAGGATCGAGTACGTTGTGGTGTCCGACCTAACCAAAGCTGGTATTCATGTAATGGAAAAAGACCCGATGACTGGCAAGCAGTGGAGATACACTGACTACCACGGTCATGCTATGGGTAATGCTGACGGTATACTTGAGACAGAAGAAGGCACAGCAATCGTAGAGATTAAATCTATGAACGATGCCAAGTTCAAAGAGTTTGTTAAGAAAGGTGTGCGCTCTAGCCACCCGACTTACTATGCTCAGATGCAATACCTAATGGGTTTGTCAGATATGAAGAGGGCTATCCTCGTATCATACAATAAGAATAACTCTGACTACCACCACCAATGGATAGACTTTGATATCTTCTACTACAATTCATTGAAGCAGAAGGTAGAAGACGTAATCAATGGTCACGGTAAGAAGCTGTCAATAGACGAGAGTGACTGGAGATGCAGGGGTTGCTTCAAGAGAGATGCTTGCTGGCAAGGTAAAGAACCAGCAGAGAAAACCATTAAGACATGCGGCAATGCTACCGCATCTACTACTAACGCAGAGTGGACATGCAAGAAGGGTTGCGTTGAAACTTGTCAGGACTGGGTAAGGTATATTCCGTATGAAAAAAGCTAGTGGATGGTCTGGCCCTATACCCCCTGCCATTGCCAAGTGCAGTGACATGTGGGTAGCAAGAGGGTTCAAGAAATTGTGCAAGGAAGCACAAGAAGTTCTTTACATGCAGAAGAGTGAAAAAAGAAACGAGCGTGAGGCAAACTTAAACAAACGCCTAGCGGAATTGATACATCAAGCGGAGAGGGAAAATGCAAAAAAAAATTGAATTGGAACTTGAGCATAAAATCCTTCGGATACGAGACCGCATACGCGATGTCGAGTGGCAGATTGAGCAATGCAATCAAGATGCAAAAGAACGTGAAGGGCTGAACGCAGAGAGGCACCGTGCCATAGATAAACTGCGTCACCTACAGGACGACTTATATAAACACAAAGTAGATAATGTTGGAGAAGCAGATGAGACCTAAAGTAATTGGACTGGCTGGTAGACTTGGCTCTGGAAAAACCCTAGCGGCTGACATGCTGTGCGCTAAGTATGGGTTTGTTAAAGTTAAGTTTGCACAACCAATTAAAGATATGATGAGGTCTCTAGGGCTTGACGACAGACACATTGAAGGCGAGTTGAAAGACGAGCCATGTGAATTGCTAGACGGAGAGACACCACGATGGGCGATGCAAAGTCTTGGAACGGAATGGGGACGCTCCCTGATAAGCGAAAATCTATGGCTGAACAGGTGGCAAAAGCTGGTGGACAAGCACCTCAGTATGAACACCAACGTAGTAGTAGACGACATGAGATTTCAGAACGAGTTAAAGATGGTACGGGGATTGAACGCCCAGGTGATCGTACTGCTACGCAACGATCAGAAAGAAGGGGGTCACTCGTCTGAGGGTCTTGACCTTAGTAGTGTGAACGCTGATTTAGTAGTTGATAATACTGGGTATTCCCCTCAACAACTAACACAAGCTATCGACGCTTGGTGGATTTCTTCCAGCTTATCCTAGACGGGCCAGTCTTCTTCTTCGCAGATGAGTTGCACTGAGCCTTAGTAGGCCGACATGCTGGATAGCCCTTTCGCTTTTCACCCTTCTGCCTACCGCAAGTCTTGCCAGTCTTGCAGTCTATCCATCCCTTACCACCATTACGGCTGAACCACTTTCGTAATCCGTCACTACTTGAGGGCATTTTTCGCTCCTATTAAAAAGTAACCAAACGCGACTAGCGCGGCGAAGCCTAGTATAAGAAGGAAAGACACGCATACTATTTCTACTATTTGGTCGCGCTTCTTTTTGGCAATCTTCGCATCTTCTATTCTTTGCTTACGTATCTCAACCCTTAGTGTGACAAGCTCTTGCCACGCTCCCATACCACGAGAGTACAAAATTATTTCACGGAGTTCGTTCTCCATGTCTTCCGCTTTCTTCTTGTCCATGAAAGTGGTTAGTGCTTCTTCTTCCACACTCCTAAAAGCAGACGACTTCTTTTTTTTGTGGGCATTATTTATCTGGTCTATAGAACCCCATAGCTTACCGATGTCTTTAGCTAAAGAAGTTACTTCCTTCCCAGCGGCAATCCCAGTTTTGATTGCGCCGAAAGCGGCGATAGCTGTACTAATTGGTTCGATGATATATGCCTCAAGTTAATTCTTTTTCTTTACTGGCGTACAGCTCTTCTTCTGAACGCCTCTTGTCACATATCTTGCTATGTGCATAGACCTGTTGCTACTCAGTCTATCGCTTTTGTTGCCAAAAGATTTTGCACCTTCCCTAGCAAGCTGTTGTTTGCATTTACTGTCTGCCATCTTCCAGCCTCTCCACTCTTATGTTCAGTTTAGTTATTACAAGCTCAAGCTCTCTGACCCGCTTAATATTTTCTTTCACCTCTGCTGGTGGCTGGAAATCATCTATCCAATCGTCGTTCTCTTCTATCTCCACCATCATCATCTCTTGCTCATGCTCAAGAAATGACAGCCGTTCCGTTAAACCGAAGTAAACCCAAACACTAACGGCTGTAAAAGCAATCATACTTATCAGGTTGCGAAGAGGTATTGTGACTTCACTAGCTTCATTCAAACGTGTCGCTACTTGTTTCATTTCTTCTTACCGCCAATCTTATAGTTCTTTGCGCCGACCTTTCGGCACCTAACCATGTGACCACTGCGGTAGGCTGAGTTTTGTGGCATCGCTCGTGCTACCTTCTTGTAGCAAGCATCTTTCTTCGTCGCCTTTTTCTTAGTCGCCATTACTTCTTACCCTTCTTCTTTAGAATACACGGGCATGGCCTGGTCAACATGTTGCCCTTCTTGCCACCCTGGGCATACTTCGTCGGGCGTTCAGATTGCTTGACGTTGCCTGCTGACCTGATACCTAAAACTACTTTGCCGTGCATTAGTCGCCCCATATTTCAAAGTGTGGAGCATCAATAAATGGCCTCTTGCCTTCTGATCTCCTGACATCAATATAGCTTGTCATGGCCCATTCCATCGTCCCGTCAAACTCAGCAATGTCGTGTACGTGCCACGCCGCACCCCATCTAATTTTGACACCGAGTTCTTTTGCCGCCTTCTTAATAGCGTCAGCTACATCATCATAGACGTTGAGTTCCCATGTATGCCTGCCGCCTACGTAGGCCAACAAGTCCACAGCTTTACCTTCAAGATGCTTTGACTTCATGGTTTGTGATGCACCTTTGTCGAACAGTTCCTTCTGTTCTTCTTCAGTTCTCATGCCACAGATGACACCAAAGTCTACGTCGGTTAGCTCAATAGCTCGGCAGACCACATCAACTAGGCGTTGGTCTACACCCACTAACTTGTCTAAGCTCTTAGCTGATAATGCGTATGTCATTTCTTTCTCCACTTATCTAGTCCACGTATGCCGACTGCCGCCGTACATACAATTAAAAGTAAATTTGTGTACCAGTCAGGTAGCTCATTGAGCCTGTCAAATCCCGACTTAACTACGTTCTCCATCCCAGGCACGAAGACTAGGACGCATGGGATTAGAACCACAATGGTAACTAATTCGTCTTTCCACGATCCTTGCGTACCCTGCGCCATAAGTAGTTCCCACTTACTATCGTGGGTAGCCGCAGTCTCCATAACCTTTGCTTTAGCTGTCGCTTCAGCTATGGCTACAGTTGACTTAGCTTTCTGTTTGTCCACCTTCGACTGAAGGAACGACCCCGCCAGACTGGTCAGTGGCCCTATCAGTGCAGTTATCATCTGTCTCTCCGTTACAACATTCGACTACATAGAACTTGCAAACACTACATTGTAAGTGTCCATGTACTTCTACTTCTTTCATTTGACACAAGCACCTTGGGCATCTGTTTTGCTCTAGGTACTTTTTGAAGTGTCCTTTCATTTCTTCTCGCTTCCGAGCCATACTGCAAACGCCCCTGTCATGCTACCACTGACAACGCTAATCATTGCGCTCTGCTGGGTGCTGATGTCATCAAGAGAAATTCCCCATTCGATGACGCGGATATACATAGCCGTCATAACCAGCATCATTATACGTGGCCCGACTTTGTGCCTTAGTAGGACATCACTCATGTTAGTCTGCCCTTACCTAGCTTGTTACACTTGTAGGATACAGGGTGATAACCTGGCATGTACTGATGAACGAACGGCCCCATCTCATGTATGCGAGAAACGCATCGTTCTCTAGTTTCGTACGGCCCTCTCTGGTCGTGAAGTTCAATGCAGTTGCTATTGTCTCCCATGACACATATCAGAAGTATTGCCTTAAACATTAGAAACCCTCCGTTCCAAATCCACCGCCGCTGAACCCACTGCCCCCTGCAAAGCCCAGCTTAGATGCAGACTTCTTGTTGCCACTGCCAGCTTCTCCAGCGATGCTGTCAACAACATCCTCTTTGAAACCACGTATGCCACCAGCAATCGGGATACGGCCTATGACTGATCGTACTGCTTCTCTTCGGCGTGCCGCCTTGTCGTCAAAGGCACCCATTGGGCCTGCTACAAATACGTCGTAAGCATCTTCTGCTGTACCTACGGCTGGGCCAAAGATGGCACCCGCTGTTCTGACAAAGCCGAACTTACCGTTGTCTGCCTGCTCTGCTGTATTGTAGAGAAGCTCACCGAATAGACCCAGACCACCAATAGCCATCATACCTTCTAGGTAGTTACCCATTATCTGATCGTTGTCACTGCCTTCTTCGAGACCGAACATGCTCTCAGCCATTGTACCTAGTGGGCTATTGGTCAGCTTACGTTTACGTAGCTCACGACTTTCGTTGTCTTCACCACCACGAGACTGGACAATATCTTTAATGCCCGCAGAAGCGTAACCCATGCCAACACCAGCAGTCGCCAAGTACATCGCAGGGTAAGGATTACCCTGAATTGCCTCGTTGTATACATGCTTTGACATACGAGCCATCATCAACTGGAAGCTCTTCAACTGGAAGAACATAGAACCCCACGGGGTTTGCGCCCACGTAGGTATGTCATTCGGATTAGGTGTGAAGATAGCCTCGTTAGTGAAACGCATTAGTGCATAACGCAACTGCTTGTTAGACATAAGGTCAGTGTCACGTATATCATTTAACACTGGTGCATCGAAGGAAAGGAAGTCTGTACTGGCGTTCTCTCCAGTCATACCGTAACGCTTCAAGAAACGCTCAGATGCCTTGAACGACTTACTACCTTGCTTGCCTGCTGACGCTAGTCTTCGGGCTTTAGCTATCTCAGACTTAAACGCCTCGAACCCTACAAGACCAGCAATCTCACGTTGCATGTTTGTCCAAGGTGTAAGAAGAGTAAAGTTAAAGAAGCTGTTCTGTACCTTTTGAGAGCCTTCCCCTGCCATCTGCACCATTCTATCGTGCATCAAGTTCTCTACACCAACGCCGATATTCTTTGCGGCGGCGCGATAAGATGGGTCAACACTATACCATTGCTTCTGAGCCTTTAAGAACGCACCCATGTTTCCTGAACGGACGAGCGGTAACGCTACGTCGCCAAGTGAGGTGAGAGTTGTAAAGGCCAACAACGAGATTGAGTTAAAGGCTTTCACGTTTCGTGAAACTAAGTAAGGCACTTTAGCATCTGAGAACTTAACAAGAGGACGCTTGTTCATAATGTCCGTCATGTTCTCTGCGAGCTTCTTAGCACTCTCAGGCATATTGCCATCAGGGTAATCCTTCATGGCATTGACTATGCTATCAACCCTTACACGAAGATTAGGGTCAGCTTGGTCAGGAGCCTCGAACTTAGACAAGATAAGGTTACGTGCGCCTTCCACGCTCTTGTCTTCTTGGATCATAAACTTTGCTTCTTCAAGCATCTGCTTAATGTTAGCATGGTTGTCTTTAAGTGCTGGCACAACCAACTGTTCGATAGGTGCTTCTTCCTGATACTGTCTGTACTTGTAGACAACCTTCTTGTTTGACATCAGAGTTTTGACAGCACCATCCACGCCTTGAGTGGCAGTGGTTATGTATGATGAGAAGCCATGACCCGCCGCACCAAACTGTTTTGTTAGTGCAACCTTCCTTGTAGTTCTGTCAAAGTAAGAAGCAATCAAACCATCTAAGTCGTTTACCAGAAACTCTTCCATGAAGTCGTACTGGCCTGGCTCTAGGTTGATAACCCTGTTGTAGAACGGATCGCCAACAGCCCGACGTAGAACGTCGTCACCATATGTCTCGCCGTCAGTATCCAACAACGTGTTGATAAACTCTTCAGATTTTCTGTTAGCCGCAGACGGGTCTAACGGAACATCCTCGAAGTCCATCTTCCTGCTTTCATCAAAGAAGTATTGAGCAAATGCGGCCTTCGCCTTCTTCGGATTGGAACGCATAAGTTCTATATCCCACTGCTGTGGTACATAGAAGTCTCCACTACTACGACGGCTATCACCAACTGGAAGGCCAGCTTCAAGCATACGCTCTCGCTCACTTTCAAAAGCTGAGATGATCTGTCTAGCCACGCCTTGCTCTTGATTATTTAGTTCACGTACAGCCATCTCACCTCTACGTATAGCACCAAGTATTCTTTGGTGAGACTGAGGTGAACTCTCTAGGTCTGCTTTGCCAGTGAACTTGTTAGGTAAGAAAGACATTGAACGTCTTGCCCAACGCTTTGCCCAGCCACTATTGTCGGGCAGGCTTTTTAGTGCGTTATAAATTGGCAGAACTTTATCGCTCAAGTCTACGTCGTGCCTCTCGTAAAGGCCTGTACCATTTTCAGGTTTGATAAAGTCACCCATCCAACTAGCACCCATCTCACGTAGACGTTGGCTGTTCTCACGGAAGTAACTGAAGACTGATGAGTTCTTGCGAACTGTGTCAATGTCTTCTGCGCTTGGGGCTTCCTTGCGTATCATCCTACGTAATGGCTTTACTAGGTCTGGCACGCCAGCCTCTTGCATCTTACGTGCAACGCCAACCATGTCATCGACACCAATGGTTCTCTGTTTCATAGCCATGCTGGACAAGACTTCACCACCTACTCCAACTGTGCCTGGCTGACCAAGTACGCTGTAGTACATGCCGCGTCTGTCGCTGTCGAATACGTCGGCGTTTACGTGCTTCATGTGGTTAGGATTGAACGTCACTACTTCACGTAGCTTCTCACCAAAGCCAACGTCGGCAATAATGCCTTCGTATCCTTCGGACTTTAGGAACTGAGATAGTTTCTTACGACCCATTAAATCTTCTTCGTGCGTTCTGGTTTGAACAGAACGAGCGTTAGGGTCAGTCATCTCAGACGATAAGCGAGAATAAAACACATCACCTGACATGCCGTCGCCTTGCTGAATTAACTCTGCTAAAGCACGATGGCTATCTCCTGAGATGTACCCACCGTTTTGCGCGGAAGCTAACATGTGAGAGATATCGCTTTTGTCTCCAGTACCATATTGGAACATTGTGTCACTGGTGAAACGGTAGTGCTTCTTTGTTCTTACGAACATTGGGATAACGCCACCCATAGACTTGTTACCTGTAAGTCTTGCGAAGGCTTCCTTAGTCGCTTCAAGACGTGCAGTGTAGTCTGCTATACGTGATGCACCTAGCTCGTCGTCTCCAGCCTTCCAGCTTTCTTCTTCTAGGAACCTTTGCTCTTCATCCATTTTTGATATGAGTGCTTCGGCATCCGCTTTCTTGTCACCTTCTAACTTCTCTACGACGTTTCTATAAGCGTCCATTCTAGTGCCATCGGCATAGCCTTCGGCGTACTGAGGATTGTTAGTGGTGTAAGTGCCTTCACCGTACATGCCATCTTCTGATGGACGTATATAAGCATCAGGGTTTCTGGCTCTATTGAACTCATCAATGACAGGAGTGCCGTGATACATAACGTGATCAGCAATGTTCTCATCAGGGTCAAGTCCAAGGAACTCTCTTAGTAGTAGCTCCTTCTCTCTACCCAAACTCTTAACAATATCTTTACCGTAAGCTGGTGCTAGTGATGCACTAACTGTTGGGTACTGATAAGTGTTCACAGCATTTTTGATTGGTGTTGATGTACGCTTCTTAGCAAACATGTCGCCATGATATGTCATCTGACGATACATCTGCTTCATTGACTTACGACCTATCATACCGTTTAGTACATAAGCAGTGAACTCATAAAGCCTGTCAGCAAGTTGACTTAAATATCCTTTAACAGTTAAGTCAGCCATACCGCCATCGCCATAACGGACATTAAAGATATCTCCTTTAGCCACTCGTTCTGCCATCCACTGACCCCAGCTTTCGACAAACCATTCTTCTGCTACGTCGCTGTCTTTGTATCCGTCCACCTTTCCGTACAACTCCTTTATCTTTAGAGCGGCAGGGTCGTTCTTGTCCATTGCTTCCTTGAAGCCTTGTAACATGTGGTCTCTGTCGATATCTTCAAATGTCGAACGACTAATCATGTGTCCGATTTCGTGCATCATATCTACAGGGTCAGCATTACCTTCGTTAATACCAATAGCAAAGGTACGCATCTGTTTGCGAAGAGAGTTAAATGGCGCACCATTTAGTCGGGCAGTCTCAGCGAAAGCCGCTTTAGTCCCAGATGGAGCTACCTCTCCAGATAACTTATAAAGGTCTTGGACACTCATAAACGTAGTGTTGTTCTCAACCAAGTCGGTAGCTGTGCGCCCCATTAGGTTAAGCATACGATAAAGCATTGTTCGAGAAGTGTACTCAACCTTCTTGTTACGGTGAGTAATCTTACCAAGAACCTCTTTGATAGTGGCAGGCGCATCACCTGGCACACCGTTCATGGCATCTACTGTGCTACGTTGTTTGGTCTCGATGTCCAGCGCACGACCAACTATACTAGACTTTACCTTAATAGGGTTCTCAGTCTTGTTAGCTAAGTAGCTGATAGCTGTCTGTGCTTTGTCCCACTCGCCAGTCACCATTGCTTCGTCGTAGACTTTGCGTGCATCTGGGACAGACTTGATAGACCTTAGTGCCTCAAGCTCTGCATCGTTAAGCTCGTTGAAAGGCTTAGTGTAAGGGCCAGCCTGCATACGAGTGTAGACTTCTTGCTTCATCTCTATTACTTCTGGTGTGTTAGAACCAACCGCTCTGATTTTTTCCAGAAGCTCATTAGTGCTTATCGTCTTTGGAGAAGCATTAACTACTGGGTCTACAACATCCACTTCAGCAGAACCAAACACTTCGTCTTGTGCTTTCATTATGCTTTCTAGCAATGTCTTAGCCAGACGCTCGTTCTTTTTACTGACAGCCTTTGCGTATCTCTTGGCCTTCATGTTGCCTGCCTTGTATACGCGACCAGTCTTATCAATGTTCGGAGCAACGGAGCCTGTCTTGTTGAAGTTACGGTTGAACATATTAACGAACTCGTCGAGGCCACCGTCCAGAGCTACGATCATATCGTTTGCCTGCTGTACTAAGTATGCTTCAAGAACTTCGTCTGCTCCCTTACGTCCCATCATCTGCTGAATGATGTCAGCATCACGTTCAAACATACTCTCCAGTGAACCACTAGTTGTGCCAAAGTCTGCTGGTGTCATAAACGCCATAGCCTCATCTGGCACTGACAAGATGTCACCACCTTCTTGAGTTTCTATTAGTCGTTGCAGTTCAGCAGAGCGAGCCGCTTCAGTCATATCTGACTTGTCAAAGTTATCCAATGCCCCGACTAGACGTTCGTCTTGAAGGGTTCTCATTGTCTTGAATGACTGTGACAACATACGACCACGAGCGATACGTGCGTCCATGTACGCAAAAGGCTTAACAGTCTTCCCGTTAGGAAGACGTATCTCTGGCTTGTTAGCATAAGCTGGTCGGCCTTTGCTATCATAACTATCTAATGCAGTTACACGTTTGCCACCTTCAATGATATTACCACTGGCATCCTTACGGTTTCTGTGTGTCTTCTCACCTGGCTTACCACCATACATACCGTATATACGCCGTGATGTTCTCTCCAGAATATCAGCAAGTATTGATGCGTCATGTCCAGCCGCGCCGCCCATACGTAGTGCTTCTTCAAGCTCTACTTGCATAGCACGCAAGTCGTTAAGCTGTTGTGCCGCCAGTCTTACTGGAGCGTCGGAACCATTACTATTCACTTTGGCTAGTAGGTGTTCAAACTGATTATGGATTGGACGACCAGCGGATACAGAACCATCTGCAATCTTAGGGTCAGGCATAATACGGTCAAACAACTCAACCATCTGTGGATCAAGCTGATCATCAAGGCCAAGTATACGACGAACAAGAGCTTCCGCTTTTCTTCCCACATCCATGAAGAGCCTGCTCAACAAGCTACCAGTAGAACCCTTACGAGTATTGGCTACGTAGATGGCAAACTGGTTAGCAAAGAACTCAGATGGGCTTCGTATCTCAGCGTCGGTAGAGATGCCTGGAAGTCTTTTCTTTAGGGCGGCAATGTCTGCGCCGTCAGAGCCGACGTAGCCACGAGCTATTGTCCAGAACTCCATGCGTTCAGCAGGGGTCATCATATTCTGGTAAGCCCAGTGTCCCATCTCATGTGCAAAGTTCAGAGCATCTGGTTGCTGTGATGAAGTACCAATTACAATCTGGTTGTTCTGGTCTTCAGCAAATCTTCCTGGCTGGTGGTATCCATAGGTCTTGTCGCCTTTGTCAAACACAGGCATAGCGTCTGAGCCTTGGCGGTTTGGAGAACCAGATATCATGTTGAAGATGCTAAGTATCTCGCCTTTCTCTGCGGCGTTCATACCAGCTATCTGCTGAGACAAATTCTTATAAGACTTCTGCCTAGTCTGGTTTGGTAGCTTAACACCGTTCGGAGCAAACTTTGCCAAAGCATCATACATGGTCTGCAAAGACTTAACTTGGAAGTCATAGTCTTCAATGCTCTTGAAGCTAGACCATTCAATGTCTTCAACGTCAGCTATGTATCTAGCCAACTTACCAACTGTGTCCATGTTACCAGTGCGGATTGGCTCTGGCATTAAAGACATAAGTGCTTCTGTGGCGTTGTCTTGGTTAAGAGGCATGTTGTCTAGTTCATTGATATGGACTGGACGATTAGCCCTAGCTCTTGGTGAGGTAGGAAGGTTTGCTGTTGCGTCAGGTATTACTGGCTCTGTTCTACCAGCTTGTGCGCCAGTCAACCTGTTGCCACCAAAGGACTGGAACTCGTCATCTGGGTTCAAAGGTCGGAAAGACTTACGAGCATGTACTGTACCAGAGCGTGTGTTGTCACCCCTTGGGTTCATCATGTCTACGTCGCCCATAACGTACTGGTCTGGACGCAGGCCTGCTGTGATTTCAGAAGAACTGTTCTGTACTTTGCCACCCTTTAGAGGGTTTACATTTAGTACCCTTGTTCCCTTTGCTGTACCGTAATCTTTGTGCTTCGGGTCTGTCACTTGTAGCGCAAGTGTCTTGCCTTGAGACATCTGGTCTTGTGTGATTACGTCTGCAACTGGGCGACCTTCAGTGGCGTTAGCCATTGGGTCTTCGGAAGCTGTTGTAGCTGGAACATCTTCAACGGCATCGTACCTTTGTGTGTGATGATAATCAGGTATAGTGACAGGGCTTGGTGCTTCAGCAATCTCTTGTGCCACACCTTTCCCATCTAACATTTGGTCAAGCTCTTTCTTCGCAGACTTAGCCACCAACTGCATAGCTTCGTTACGAGTAGATGCTTTTACCGATACAACGCTTTCGCCATTACGACGAATGACTTGGTATGAACCATCTTCAAACTTCTTGATGGTTCCCAGATTGCGACCATCCACAAAGAAGTTGTGAGTGTTGTCACTTACTGTCTGGTACTGAACGTCCTTACTCATGTTGTAAGCACGCTTGCCAATCTGAACTATGTTAGGATTAGGCTCGCCCTTTGGTCGTGTATCTGGCTTAGTAGCTTGTATCTTCTGCTCTGCATCAGCTTGAATTTCCATGACTGACTGACGCACTTCTTGAGGTGCCATGTCGCCTTTGTTCTCATGTAAGTATTCAATCTTAGATGCTTGCTCTTGGTACGCAATGTTAGCAAGGTCTTCTTGGTTTGCGTAATACTCAGCACGGATTTGATCTTCGTCGGTGAACGTGTGGTTGAATACATCTTCCATCTCCTGAAGCATTTCACTTTCAGGAACCTGTTCGTTTGACGCTATGTCTTGCTTGTTACGATAATCAGCACGAGCCGCTCTCTTAATACTAGCCAGTGTTTTGACAGCCGCCTTCGCATCGTCGCTCTTAATAAGTTGACGCTCACGAGGAGACATGCCCTCAAGCATTTCATTCAACTTCTTATTAAGTCGGGCTATCTCTTTCTTTAGTCCGAGTGATTTCTGAGCATCCTGTTTAGCTTCAGCTTTACGTAGTTCTTTGATAGCACCAGACTTACGTGCCTGAACATCAAAGTACCTACGGATAGGTTTAGCTCTGTCAGTCTCAACTCTATTGGCAACTACTGTACCCTTATCACTGGTGACAAGTGGCTTATAATCTTCACGTAGCTTGAGCAAAACATCTTCGTAATTATCAGTAGATGTGAGTTCACTTAGATTGCGAGAAACACGCATGGCTTCGTTCATACGTTCCTGTGCCGCGTCGAGCTTCTCGTTTGCCTTTGGTATCTTCTTCTGGAAATCATCGTCTGACCCAGCTTCAATCTTGGCGATATTGTCTTGCGCCCTTTGAACTGCGTTACGAGCCTTGTTCATTTCTGACATAGCCGCTTCGTAATCGCGTGGGTCTTTACGACTTTGACCACTGTCTTTAGCTTCTTCAGCCGCATCAATACTACGCTGTCTTACAACAGGGTCTTGTGCGCCAGCCATAGACTTATTGCGTTCAATCATCGCCTCTTCATTAAGACGACGTGAGCTTTCAGCTTGGTCGTAGATGTATAGCTTGCCATCACGAACAGTCGATATCTTGGTAAACGTGCCACCGTGATATTCGTTGCCGCTCGCAGGGTCTAGGCTTTGAAGCATCTTTTGGATTGAGCCTATCTGACGAGAACCTAGTTCTTTGCCAGAGCCAGCCTTGCCAGTACCCATCGTTACGTTCTGAAGGTTACGCTGTATGCGACCAATATGATCACCGTGTCCATCAAGGATTTGGTCTTCATTCAAATCCATTGGGCGTGTTGTACGTGTGGCTGACTGCTTGGCATCAAAGAATTTACCGTTAGCATCCATAGACTTGTAAGCCTGTGCTTGGATGAACCGCTCAAGAATTGCATCTTGAGTAGCTGTGACCAACTTAATCGCACTGGCTCTATCGAGCTTACCATTACGAACCATGTGCTTGATGGTAGCTTCTTTCATAGCTGTCCATTCAAGACGTAGGTCTGCTGGCATTAACTCTACTTGCTGTTGAACGAAGTCTGATATGTCCTGTACTTCACCGTTGTCAGGAGAGTTTAATATCTTACCTTCCTTCAGTGCTGAGAAGTGATTAACGATGTCTTGATAGAAGCCACCTTCTCCAAACCTACGACGAGCTATATCAAGCATCTCATCAATGGTTGCAAAGCCCATCATCTCTGTGTCTAAGTTCACAGCATAACGAGTGGCCTGACGTGAACGCCATGAACGGAATGCCTGTTCAGCGTGAGGTTGTAAGTTAGCTGGCACGCTCGCTTCGATGAGAGCGGATGCTACGTCGTCATCATACATGCTATCAGGCACACCGCCTTTACCGCTCAGATTGAGCAGTCTTTGCCAGGCACGCTGACCACGAACCATGTTTACAGTTTCTTTTACTGCTGTACGTCGTGATTGAATTGCCTCTCTGCTATTACCAGATGGCATTGATTTAATTATTGTTTCGCTTTCGTCGGTACGCAAGCCTAAGTCTTTGAACTCTTTCCTGATATTCCTAACGGTAGGAGAGAACTCATTGTCGAGGTATTCGTTAAGAACTACTTCGTTGTCAACTTCAGCTACAGGGGCTACGTCGTCAGCTTCAGGAGTTATAGAAGAACCATCAGTAGATGGTTCTTCTACTGGGGGAGCTTGTTCAGGATTTGTGTTGTTGATTTGGTCAACAGCATCCTTCTGCTGTGAGCCAAACTGTTCTTCAAGAGTACGCTGTTCTTCCTTGAGAGCCACGGCTTCTTTGTCGATAGCCTCACGTCTGTTCTTTAGTGTCAGGTACTCAGGGTTGTCTGTTCCGTCTTCTAGCTTTTCAGGTAGGTTAGCCATCTCACGATCAAGACGCTTACCTTCGTAGGCGATGCTACCTTTACGGCGACCATCAAGACGGTTTGTTATATCACCAATACGTTGCTCTAATGGCACAGCTTCATCAGCCGCCGCCGCTTCAGCAATATCGACTACTTGCTCTACTGTGTCTGATGCCGCTTCTTCTAGGTTCGGTGCCTGTGGTGTTCTTGCAGTATCAGGGTTCTGAACCGCATCAGGAGCATTAAGAGATGTAAGTTCAGGCTGTTCAGGTAATGAGCTTTGAACAGTAAAGCCTTCACCTTCTAATCCCTCTACTGGTAACTGCTCTGGAGCTTGATCAAAGTAATCATCAATACGGTCAGCCGATAGACTGCCGCCACTTTCTATTTCGCTTCTGGCTTTGAGTACGAACGCATTGTAATCAGACTGTTGACGCTCATAGTACGCAGACAGCTTATCCAGTACAGGGCTTTTGGTTTCCCCAGTTTCAGCCATACGAGCTTGCTCTGCGGAAATCTTAGCTTCTGTCTGCTTCTTTACAATAGGCCAAGAGCTTATGTTCTTGATACGTGTTATCTTTTCTTCGAGAGGCTGTAGAGCAATACGCTCTAGTCTGGTAGCCTCGTCTACTTCACCGTTCCTACGTAGCTCTTCGATCTCTTGTTGGTAAGTAGCTCTCTCTTCCTCGGCACCTTTAAGTGATTGCTCAAGAGTGGTTGATGTGTCCATCTCTATGTCAGCCATATCACCACGAGGAGCTACTGTTGGAGAAGCTATTCCACCAGTTGTGTCTACTCGACCAGCCGCATTAGCGGCACGGTCAGCCATACCACGAGTGATAGAGCTTCTGTCTAAATTCTTGCCTGTACGTTTGCTTACTTCAGCAAGACCTTCGTCGCTTAATTGTGTAATTCCTTTTCCTGCCGCCGCAGAACTGGTGTCATCAAAGGCTCTACCTACAATCGGTATCTTCTGAGCCATGCCTTTTATAGCACCCGTTGGAGCAATAGCACCACCGAGACCCATACCAGCACCCATTAAGCCACCTGTAAATGCGCCTGTACCAGCCGCAAGGCCAGCACGCATATAGCTTACGTCGTCTTGTAGACCGACTGCTACGTTACGGTTCTGGATACCGATGTCGGCTACGCCTTCTGCAATACCAGAAGCGACTGCTTCGCCTTTAGCACCAGATGTTATACCAGCAGTGATACCTTTTCCGATTAACTGACTTTTGGTTAAGCCTTTCGCGGCTGTACCAACAGCCAGACGAGCGGCCTGTCCACCAGCACCGAAACCAATCAAGTTGATTGGATCGGCAAGCATAGCCATACCACCTTCAAGGATGGCAGAACCAGCACCGTCTACGCCAAATGGTAGAGCGTCATATACTTGTTGGATACGCGCTAGTCGTTTGGTCTGACTGTCGCTTGATGTGTTAGCATCATATACGTCTCGACCAATGGAAACTGTGTTTAAGTTACGCCATCTACGGTCATTAAGGTAATAGTCAATTACGTCTTCTTGACCATTGAAAGACTTTCCGTCTCTCTCACCGTAGTAATCGTATAGGTCTTGAAGAAATCTATTGTCGCTGAGGAGTGTCTTAGCAGTATCCTCGTTTAAGTTAGAGGCGTAGTCTGCCTGACCGTACTGTCCTGAGTTAATGTCAGAGCCAGTCGCGTTGTTAAGGGAATCAAACCCTTTACCTTTATGCGTAAATGCCACAGTGATACTCCAGTTTTCTCTGCGTTAATATGTAAATACAGATTAACGTGAGATAACCAGAGCAGTCGTCCCTATCAGTTATCGAAGTCGCTTGGGTTTAACCCACCAAGAGAGACACCATTTAGGTTGAACAAGTTAAACAAGCCCCTGTCGGTCATTGGTCTACCACGTAACTGAACACCTTGTTTTCTGTAAGCCTCTGCCATTTGTTTAATAATACTTGCTTGCCATTCTCTTACGCTATCGAATGAACCACCTTGCACTATACCGTATGCAGGGTTAGGTCTGATGCCCGCTACTGCTTGGTTTCTGCCGTTGGCTATCGTTAGGTTAGCAATGTCTGCTCCCATATCTAATAAGTCTTGGCTTGCGCGTTGCCCTGCTAGACCCAGATTTACAGTAGGTGCTGGCAAGACAGCACTGTTACTGTCTGCTGGTATTATGTCGCCATCAACTACGGAATATAAATTACCAGGAACTAGAGCGTTGCCAGTGTTATCCTTCAAAGTTCCAGAGCCAGCTAATGCTTGGTAATTGCCATTGCCCATTATCTTTAGTGCGCCGTCAGGAACAATTTGAGGCTTGAAAGAAGATATCTCTAATTCGTTAAGTTGCTTGTTAATCTCTGCTTCATACTTCTTCATCATTGCGTCGATGTTGCCATTCGGGCCTTCAGCAAAAGCACCTCTTGCGTTCACCATAAGGCGCACATCTTCTCGCATTTGTTCCATAGCCGCATCTTTAATTTTCTGCAACTGTTCTGATATCTCTTCTTCACTGGCACCAATCTGTAACTTGAAGTTTGAAGACTTGATGGCACTTTCTATTTTAGCCTTGAAGTCAAGAACCTCTTCCTGAACCACTATTTCTATGTCAGAGCCAGGTTTAATCTTCATGGAAGACATGTTCACTTCTTTAATTGCCTCAACATACTCTGCGTTACTTACTAAAAGTCCTTGTGATACAAGAAAGTTCGTCATCTCTTGTGCGGCTTTTGGGGTGAAAGCACCATTGATTACGTCTTTACCGTACTCTTCTTCCAGTCTTTTCATAATTTGAGTTGGATCAAAGGCTGGAACGTGGGTGGCTACCAATGAAGAGAACACACCAAAGCCCAGCTTGTCTTTTTCAAAGAAGCCAGTCTTTGCCATACTATTCATTTTAGCTTGAGCCGCTACCAATGCAGTCTGACCTTTAGTATCGGCGGCTTTGAGTGCGTTTTGATAGTCCGCTTCATATTGAATACCCTCACGGCTTGCCGCCGCGCTGATAAACTTCTTGAACGTCGGGTCTTCTATGCTCGTTGCTTCACTAAGACCATTGTTCCTACGCATAAGATTATAAGCGTCCAATACCTTTTTGTCATCGTACCCAAGCGCATCAAACGCCACAACAAATTCACTACCAGCGGCAAGAGCGTCTTTACCGAACTGCTCTTCCCTTGCAAGGGTGTCTGCTGTTACAGCGTTACTCTGTCTCATTTTAAGTCTTGCTACAATACTAGCGTGAAGTTCTTTATACTCTTGTGATGTTCTGTCTAAATTAACTTTTGCCTGCGTTATTATGGATGTTGCTTCATTTTCTAAGTTCTCATCTTTTAAGTGAAGCATGTCAGTACCCTTGTAGTTATTAACAAGGGTCTCAGCAGAAGCAGTAGCAGTAGTTAAATCGCTAGACTGCCTGTTGTTTATTATTTCTTTTATGCTGTTCTTCTTCCATTCTGGAAGGTTATCAGCGTTCATTATTTTTTCCGCGTCAGCTACAGTTCTTATGTCTTTAAGACGTAGGTCTACGTAGTTGTCTGCCGCTTCAGCCCTAGAAGACAGAATGGTTTCACCATAACGACTTGAGTTCTGTGTCCACAGTCTCTCACCAAGTTCTTCTTGGCCTACGAAGTTCTTCATAAAATTAAGTTTTGCACCAGCAGGGTTGCTAGGGTCGCCGTCTAAATTTTGACCGACGAAGGTATCAAATATCTGTAGCTCTTTATCCTTACGGGTTACTTCGTTGGCTTGCTCTGCCCTACGAGTTTCTAATGCACGCTCGTTGGTACGCTTGGCTAAGTCGCCAAGCATCTGACCTGGCCCCATGTCGCGCAGAAAGAAAGCATCATTGCCTGCTAGGCTCTGTCTATAAGACTGCAAGTCTTCAGCCGTTACGTCCTCACCTAACTCAGCCTTGGCCTTTCGGTAGTTCATAAAGGCGGTTCTGTTGTCCTTGCGCTTTTTATCAATGCGATCTTCTTGCTTATTATAAGCATCGAAGTAAGCGGATGAGAAACGAGCCATTGTTAAATCCCAGCGTTCTTTAAGCGTTTGGTTAGGTCAGCGTTTTGTTGCTTTAGTTCAGCCAGTTCTTTAGAAGAAGCGTTCGTAAAGTTGTCATCTTTACCAAGCATGAAGCCCAAGTTGTTGCCATACTTTGTACTAAGGTTCGCGCCCATTGTGCCACGAGCCTTTGCGCTGTCCGTTGCCATATTGCCCCTTGCAGTTGCCATATCTTCACTCGCACCACGAGCGTATTCATAGCCCGCGTTAGCACTGTCTGGCATGACACCTTTGAGATTATCAATAGCGGACTGATAGCCAAGTCCCACATCTTTAGTAGCCATTTCTCTGCCAGCGAATAGAGTGTCTTGATTTGCTTGTGTACGATTGATAGCCGCATTGTAAGCCTCCTGATCTATTTTACGCATCTGGTCTGCGTATGATGTTGATAGTTCACGTTGGCTGTCTTTGAAACGGTCTGATCTATCCATGCCTTTTGCAATGGCATCTGCGTATCCCTGAGAGCTTACCCTGTCTATCGTGTTGTTTAAGTCGCCCATCATTTGCTCTCTTATCTGAGCATAGTTGGCGTTGATGTCACCTTGGCTTGCGCCTTTGAAATCACCCATAGCATCACGAGCTTGATTGATAGCCTGTTCAAGCATCTGTGAACGGTTCACAATACCTTGACGTATGCCAGCTTCTTCTGCGGCACGTTGCCTAGCCAAACCCAACTGCTCTTGTGCAATTTGTTGTTGTTGAGCTAGTGCTTGAGCCGCTAATGCTTCGTCTTCGTTTGACTGCTTGTAAGCGTTCATGTAGTCGAATGTAGAACCAGCCGCTTGCGCGAGCATACCTTTACGAGTGGGATTACCATCCTCGTCGGTTCCCATATATCCGTTATACATTTTGCCTAGAAATTCACCGATAGCCATTTAGACACCCCTAGATAAATCTACTACCAAAGCCCGTTCTCTCACTGATCAGATTACGAGACAGTGGCCCACGAGCAGTATATACAGCGCGAGGGTCGTTAGGAGAAAAAGCAACAAGCTGTTGCTGATTTGCTGTAGGCAGTACGTAGTTTACGTCGGGGACTACTGAAGAGCCTGGTGCAATCATAGGCTGGTTAGGATCAGGCTGAATATCAGACTGTGCTTGAGCAACAGGAGTATCTGTCTGCTCTGCTCCTGGTGGTGCCATATTCTCAACAACTTGATTTGAACCACCTAATGCTCTGGCTCCGAATGACTGAGAACCCACACCGACTTCTCCACCTGGCGTGGCAGAACCCATCTGCTGTTCAACAGTAGCGTCTTCACCTGGCACTTCACCGCTGTATCCCTGACCTTGACCTTTAAGGAAGGCACCACGGTTTTTTGAAGTAAAGGGAGATGTCCCAGTATTAAAACCTTTGTCTCCACCTAATGCGTTTGCTAAAGCGTTACCCACACTGCCTGACTTCAAGAAGTCATCGTCACCTAAGTCTTGCGTGCCTCTGTCGCCCATACGGAACTCAGTAGACTGACCTTCGGATAAAAAGTCTGTAATCATCTTCATCTTAGGAACATTGTCTGGGTTAGTCGCTTGGTCAACTACGTTGTTTCCAGATGGGTTATACCCACCCTTTTTCTTCCCTTTAGAAAGAGGACTACTGCCGCCGCTAACACCTTGGTTGTTGTCGTCACCACCATCCCTATCGTTAGGGTCTTTGGGTGCGCCAAAAGAAATAGTCTTGTTGGAACCTTTTACGTAGCCTTGTGGTGGCCCTTGTGCTGGGCCATTGTCATTTGATGGTGATCCACACATTTTATGTCTCCTATCCGAATAATATTCCGTTGCCAATACCTGAGCGACGTTTGTTTCGATTCACTTCGTTTCTACTGGCTGTTCTAAATGTAGCAGAACCGAAGTCTCTATTCTTCCCCTTGGTTAAGTAGTTACCAAAACCACTATCCATACCACTTAGCATCGTTACGCCAGCGGGTAGCTTTTTATTACCGTCACCCAATGGGTTAGTAAGTCCCAAGTTACCATCGAGAAGAGTGTTTACGTCGCCGCCATCGCCTATAGTAGACTTCATCTTAGCTAGTGCCGCGCCGCCACCGTTATCGTCGTTACTCTGGTTGTTGCCTTTGTTATTGTCACCGACGCTCATCGTTCCTTTTTTAGTGGCAGTGCCGTCCTTGACGTTGAAGTTGGCTGGGTCTGTTACATCTATATCCATGCCCCCACCGCCAGCAGTTGACCCTTCCAGTTTTATGTCTGACTGCACGTTTGATGTCATATTACCTTTAGGTGTTACACCCATGCCCGCAGGGCCACCAGAAGTGTTTCCTATGTTGCCTAAGTTCATATTGGCATCGTCACCCAAAAGATTATTTGCCGCCGTTGATGCTAATTGATTAGTACCCGCCGCCGCGAGTTGAGCGAGTGCCGTATTTTTAGTGGCGTTGTAAGCAAACTTGCCTGCTGTTGTGGAAAGGTTGCCTCCTACTGCGTTTGCGAGTGTATCACCAACATTATAGTTGAGGTTTATATCCGCGTCAGTCTGACCTGTCTTGAACTTATTATAACCATCTTGCGTAAAAGGAGTGCTGGCACTTACATTCAAACCACCCGCGAGCATACCAGGGACACCGCCCACGTAGGCACTGGCAAAACTGCCAAGTATGTTCGCCGCACCTTCACCTATGTGCTGTCCTTGTGTTTGTAATGTTACATTAC